GCTGCAGCAGCCGGGAACTGAATCTGGAAGTCGCCAGAGGAAACCTGCTGATCACCACCAAAGCTCAGAACTGCACAAGCAGGATCGCCAGCAGCTGTATCGTTATAGATGATCCCGCCGCAGGTCGTGAACGTAGCCGATGTCCAAGTGGTGTTATCAAAGTCACAGACTGCGGTCGTACCGTCAGCAACCGGGGTTACTGAAACCAGAGTATTGCCGCCTGTGGTGTAACCGCTACCGTTAGCTAATTCATCTGTATTGCTTGTTAAGTTTGTGTAGCTAGTAGTGGCTGCACCGTAGGTACCAGAACCCGAAGCGGTGGCCTTCATCAGGGCCAGCTTAAACGTGTTACCAGTTGAAGCGGTGAAGTTATGAACCGCTTTGAGAATCTCCACCTTGAAAGAGGTGGGCATTGCGGTGGTAACTGAAATAGGCATTTTATTTCTCCAAAAGTTTAGTTAATTCAGGATGTCCCGCATCGCGGAGACGGTTAGTAATCGTGGTGTGGTTTGATCTGACACACTGGTTGCCGTAGCTCACCAGCACCATACGAATGTGTTCACGGAACGCCTCGGCCTGCTGCCGGATCACCGGGTCGGCTGAGGAGCTGATAGAAATGATTCGATCAAGGGCGTTTTCAGCCAACTCTTCTGGAGTAAAGCCACGGCCTGATACGCCCATAGCCTTGATATCCCCGAGTAATGCGCCGCCAGAAGCTGAAAGCATCATGCCACCTGTACCCTAACTTGCCCATCGCGGTAGGCATCTTGACGCAGTTTGCCGTCTGCCATGTTCTTGAGCAGGGCAATCGACTGGATATAACGCTCTTCGTACAGCTTGACCAAGTCTGGCTCTCCCTTCATAAACGTGATCGCTTCCACCATCGCCGCATTAAATAGCGCCGAATCAAAGTTTGTACCAAGCCATGTAGTACCCGCCGTAACAATACTCTCAGGATAGTAGCCATAGTGCAGCTCGATGGTGTACGTCAGGTTTGGCGTTGGGCCAAGGATGAACGAGTTCTGGTCAAAGTACGCATAGTGCGTAGGCTTGCCAGATACCGCCGGAAAGGGAAACGCCTGGCGGATGTAGTTAACATCTTTGTTAAGTAAGTACTCATAGCCACCCGTGGTCGGGTCAATCACCGCCATCGAGTACGTATACAAGAAGTCTGACGGCATGGCCAGATACTTATTGTTGATCGTAGTCGTGCCGGTCACGTTCTTACGCAAGGCAGGCGGTTGGCAGGAGTTGTAAATCTTCTGCTCGGCCAGCTTGGCAAACGTGGCGAACTCGTCCTCTGTGAAAGTATTTTCACAGTAGTCAGCGATGTTGGCTTTGAGCTGGGTGTAGTTCATCCCATTTTTCCACTGATCTTACGGCCTTTGGTTGCAGCTCCATACCCACGCATTACGCCTGTGCCGTATGGATTGATAGGGGCATAGTTACCTTTACTAATCCCAGCGACAGAAAAGTTCATCTTTTCCATCACTTTAGCACCGGGTTCATAGGTGGAATAAGTGTTTACGTTGGTTTCTTTACCAGTCATGGTATGAGGGGCTGCATACACTTCAGCAGATCCAATCTCTTTGCCTTTAACCTTATTTGAAAACTTAGCCATGATTAAATCCCCGACTTAGGTACTTTACGAACAGAAGAAAGCTGATTGGCAACCTTAGCCAATCCACGGCCCATCTTTCTCATGTCCAGATTGGTCTTGCCACCGGCACGATACCCTTTGCCGTGCATCTTTTTTTCGTGGGCCTTGACCTCAGTCTTAGCCACCTTTTTCATTGCTGCCTTGTCCATCTAATTACTCCTTATGTGATGACTATTGTTACGTTTCCTACAAAACCGTTTCCTAGAACTTGGCCCAATCCAGTTGGGTTTGGAACCGGCCCTACAAGTATTGGCACTGTAATTGTCAAAGACCGGCTCTCTGGGTAGCCTGGGAAGTCTGGCCTCGGGTTCCGCAACGCTTGGGGGTCATCGACCGGATACATTCCAAGCTGTAGCTGCGGCTGATCCGGGTTCCAACACTCCGGGCAAGCCAAGATATTCACGTTCTTTGTCTTAATTACAAGCTGCTGCAACTCCTTTAATTTGTACCGGAAGCCACAAACGTCGCACTCCGATATTGCAATCTTGCCACTGGCAAACCTGTTACCCATGACTTACCCAATAAACATCTGTCGTGGTACGAACCGGTCTGCCGCCTTTTCTCTATCCTCACCCGCTGCCAACTGCCAAGCCTCGTCATAAGAGGCTTTTAACATAGGCAAACGCTCTGTCCCTTCCGGTATTTTCATCGCAATGTAGTACGCAAGTCCAGCAACAAAACAGTTAAGGAATCGCCACGGGATATCAAAGGTATCCACCCCGTTACCGGCGTCCTGAATCCTTCTCATTCTCCAGTAGACAAACTGGTAATAAGGAGAGCCTTGGGTACCCTGATCCGGGGTGGGCCACAACGTAATTCTTGGGTATGCCGTAGCCGCCGGAGAATAGCTGCTGGTGGCCGGATAAGCCTGGCCGGTAAGTCTCTGTACCCAGACCTGAATGGGCCGAGCCTGGGCTAATTTATTGGGGATTGTGGCGTATGTAGATGAGCTGATCCGAGTAATCGTCAGGTCGCTCTGCGTAGCCTGGTTTCCTGCCCCAGTCCGGATCACATGATCTAAGAGATCTACGGTATCTACAGGCAAGTCATACGTATTTGTGCCTTGCACCAAATTGATGGTGCCTTGCTCGATGGTAAATAAGTTAATCCCACGGTTACCCCAGTCGGCCAACATCAGGTTGATGCTTCGACGGGCCGTGCGCAGATCGTAGCCAGACCGCATCTCCCGGCCTGCCCGTTCAAACGCCTCCTCACACATATCGTTGAGGTCTGGATTGAATAGGTTCGTCCCGGAAGTCGTCATGTCACTTTCCTATACGCAGCAGTCTTTTTAGCCACTGACTTGGGCTGGGAGACGAACTGCTTTCCTGCGGCTCTTCCTGCACGTTTGGCCCGGGTAGTGGCGGCGTACTCTTGCGGGGATAGCGCTGAGATGGCGGCGGCTGGGAGATATCTTTCCCCCGTCGCCTTACTGCCTTGCGTAGAAGGTTTGCCACTTTTAGTCCGCCACTTTTGTTCCGTCCACGACTTTAGGCTTCTCTGCGATTTTTTTAAACTCATTCCATCTCTCTCGCTGTCTTATCTTCCTAAAGTCATCCGCTGTTGAAATAAGCCAATCAAACACATTTTTGTCTTTTGTCCGGTCGTAAACAGGGAACTTAATCCTTGTATCCGCCTCCGGACTTTTTGTACTGGCTTGCCAGTAACTGAGCCTTACGGGCCGACCATTGACCTGGAGAGCCTCCCTTTCCACCAGCCTTAATACTTTCAAAGAGCCGCTTTCGCATTCCTGGCTTGGTGTAGTTTCCGGCTTCATTTACTTTGCTAACCTTTCCACCCTCGGCATACTCGGTAAAGTCAGTATTGTCCCGACGGGCCTTTCTTTTGGCTCCGGGCATCTTGGAAGGGGAAATCACCCCCATACCACGACTGGCTCTCATATCAGCAAGCCTTTCCACCCATCATCATCTTGACCTGTTTAGCCTTAGTCTTGCCTTTTGAGGCAATACCGTCAGCAGATTTATGACCAGCAGCCAGGCCGCCACCAGCCATTTTTTTAGCCTTACCACCGTATTTCATACCGGCTTCAGCCATCTCATGCTTGATCATCGACTTAGGTGCGCCTTTTTTCTTCATAAAAGACACTTCTTTTTTCATCATTCCTTTTGACTCTTTCATTTGACCACCTTCTTTCATTTTGGGTTTGGACAAACCAGCCTCACTCAGACCAATTGCAATAGCCTGTTTGGGGTTGGTAACTTTTTCACCAGAAGACGATTTAAGTTTTCCGGATCGAAATTCACGCATAACCTTTTCAACCTTCTTTGGCCCCGTAATTGCGCCACCTTTTTTAGCCTCAATTTCTTTTGGCTTTTCAGGCTTGGGCCTGTAAATCAAGTCTTTTGGTTCTGCCTTTGGGTGCGCCATTTAAATTATCTTCCCACGGGTCTTGCCGCGCTGTGCGCAGCCATCAGCTCGTTTAGAAGCTGAACCAACCTTGCCGCCAGAGGCATATCCAACTTTGCCGCCGCTACGCTTAAAGCCCATCTTATTGCGAACATCTTCAGGAAGATTTGGCAGCCCTTTGTTATCTTCTGGAATGTCTCTCAACATCACTTACCCCTTTTGAATAAGCCCATCAATTTTGTTTTCAAGGCGGTTAAACCTTGCATCAATGTGTTCCACCAACTTTGTAATCTCTGCTTGAGTGACGTTATCACGAGCCACCTCCTCACGAGTTTTATTAAGAAGGATGTTAAGACGGCTGATCTCTGAAGCCTTCTCATGCCCCATGTAGGCAAGGATGCCGATCAGCGTGGTCAACACCATGTTCCAAAGCATCATCTCCATTTCAGCACTTCCACGCTCTCAGAGATTTGTTAATACGTGAATTTGGATCATTAGCTGTTTTGGCGCTCGTTAGCTTCTTTTTCATGCCCGTCATCCGAGCACAAAAAGACTTCTTACGAGCACCGCCTTCAGGTTGAGGCGCCTTGAGACCGGGCTTGCCGGGATTGGCTGCGTTATACGAAGCCCGCCCCTTTGCGTTTAGCCCGCCTTTTGGGTTCTTACCTTCTTTACGTTGCCACGCAGGAGTCTTAGCCATAAAAAATTGTGACAGAACCAATGTTTGTCACATCTGCATAAACATTTGTGTTAAACAAAACACCTTGACCGGGCATAAGCACATACGTTGGCTGGGTTGCAGAAGCAACAGTATTTATAGTCATAACGGTTGTGCCACCTGAACCGCCATCTTTAAACACCACACTTCCTGCTGAACCACCCGGCACAATGTATATGCTTTTTACACGAGTTCTACTAAGGTTATTTGCTGCTTGGTCAGTAAATAGCCCATCTGCTGTAATTGGCACACTGGCTCGTACATCAGTTTGCATAGCCATGTTGTTCCCCTAATTAGGAATCAGCAAACGGGGTCGCAACAGTACCAGAACCAACAGCCACACCGGTCACCATGTACTTGTTTGCTGCTATGGCAAAAATTTGTACCCATGTTCCAGCTACACCGCCAGTGGTAGTACCGTTAAAGTTAATGAAATCATTGGTTGCGCCAGCTCCAAAACCTCTAGTGGCGTCAGTAGTATCGCTGTCAATTGACATAACATAACCAACATACTTGTCAGTACCGTTAGTACCGATCTTTAATGAGCTGGTTGAAATAGTTGTTGGCACCCAAATGGTGTACATAACGCCTTCGTTATTCAGTGTATTGGGATCTGGGCCTGGGCCTGCGCTTGTTGCGTTAACTGAAACGTTAATTGCAGGCAGAGTCAAAGTAACGTTTGCTGCCAGAGACCCGCCAACTGAAATAATCCTTCCGCCGTGGGAAACAGGATCTAATGTGGTGCTAGATGTAATCTCAACAATTGTGCCTGCACCTTGTTGATAAATTCCACCAAGAGACCGGATTGGCCCCTGAAAAGTAGTACGTGCCATGACAATTCTCCGTGTAGTAGCACATCCTCATATCGTCTCTACTAAGTCTGCTAGGCCAGTCGATATGAGTAAAAATCCTAGACTTAAAAACAGAATACAACAAAAGGGGGGTTTTGCAACCCCCCTCTCTTACGCTTAGGAAGCGCCCGGCGAACCGAACATACCAAGCGGATCAGACCAGCCGAAGCTGTAACGCTCACGAGCCTTGTAACGGACGTTACCGGTGTCGAAGTCTCCGTCCATGCTGTTTTGCAGCGGGGTGCGGACAAAGTGCTTCATACCGTTGGGAACGTCAGTCGTCAAGTACCATGCGTTCGTATCCGTCAGATAGTGGTTAACGGTGTAACCCTCTGGGATGGAACCATTGTTCTTCAGAGCATTGATGTCGTTGTCAGCAGTACCGACGCGAAGCTCAGTCTCAAGCAGACGGGTCGCAACGAACATAAGGTTCGGAGGAACAATCAGTTTGCGGGGCTTAGCGGCGATCAGCAGACCACGCTCATCCGTCCAACCAGCGATCTGAATAACAGCGGCCTCAAGAGAGGTCTCGTTCAGGTCAGCAGGCGTGGCCGGTTCGTTAGAGTTGGTACCACCAGACACCAGCGGATGAGCAGTTGAAAACAACTCAACTCCATCACCACCAGGATAGGAAGAGTTAAAGCCGTTGTTCAGCACGTTGGCGGCTTTAACCTGTTTGGTATAAGCCATTGCACGGGCCAGAGCCTTGGTATAGCGCGATGACAGGGAGTCATAGAGGTTGTCCTCAATTGCCTCTTCCGTGATCGAGAAGCCCAGGGCGATGGTCTCGTGGTTGTAACGTGCAGTCCAAGCTTCCTGCGCATTGTCATAAGCAATGGCAGCACCCTCGTTCTTCACCGGTGCGGCGGAGAATCCGGACAGCTTGGTCTCTTCTTCAAAGGAACGCTCAGAGGTCTCAGTTTCGTAGATCTCTTTGTGTTCTTCACCATAACGTGCGTACTCCAGGCCGAACAGTGCGTTCAGTCCCGGGAGCAGCTCTTTCAGTAGTTGTGCGCGTGAAATAGCCATTTGTTAGCTCCTTATGCTGACACTGCCGAGCCATTGGCATTGTAGTACTGATGAATGCCAAAGTTGAACTTAACGATTACCTCGGTATAAGAACCGGGGAAACCAGCGATTGCCGTATCAGGAACAACGTCCACAATTTTGAACGGGAGAGCCGTTCCGTTTGCGGTAGTTGCTGAAACGCCAGCGGCAGAATCACCAGTAGTAGTCGAACCATCAGAAGCGTTCGGTACATATGCAGTGTTCTGACCAACAGCGGCCTGAGTTACAAACGATACAGTAGTTGTACCGGCAGTAACAACAGCCACTTTCATCAGTGCATCCGGATCATCCAAGACGAAAGCCTTGATGTCGGAGGCGGTTACGCCACCCGGATAGTACTGCTGCTGGAGCAGTTGCTTGGTTGTGGGGTTAGTGTACTGGCAGCCCAGAAACACACCAACAACTGATACAGATGATGCGGTAGCCGAGACTTTTGTCAGAGTACCAGCGCTGTTCACCACGACAACGTCACCATAATAGATGGCGGTGCCGGAGCTAGAGGCGATGGGGATCAGACGGGTCGAGCCAGCAAACACCTGTCCGCCGATCAAATTGATCGGACGCAGCCCGTAAGGAGCTGATACAGAAGGATATGCCATGTTAAACCTCGTTTAAAAAGTTATGAGCCTTTACCGAAGCTAACCGAAGATTTCCGATCTCTAAAGAGCGGCATACGTGGGTCAGATTCGCGCATAAAGTTGTTATCGACAGAGGATGTTTGATTATCGGTCTGCTGTTGATAGTAAGCATTCCGCTGATCAACCAACTCTTTCGGGGTCTTGCAAAGCATTAGGCCACCTACGACTACGTTGTCTTTGAACTTCTCCGAAGAGTCAGTGCTATACAACTTAAGTTCGGGGTGGTCTGAAAGCCTTACGGGTTCCCAGCCCTCGCGAAGCTTGGCCGACAAATTGGTTGGATCAGCCTGGTTCATGGTTGAAATACGAATCCAACGAAACGCATACCCATCCTGCGGTGCGGGAGTGGGTAGAAGAGTTGGAGGACTCCAGCTCTTTACACGTTGATTGGTATCTCGTAGATCTAATTCACGACTTGTTCTGTTCTCAGCCATTTGCTTTCCTCGCTTCCTCTGCAACCTTTTTGGCATAGAGTTCCAAAGGAACACCTAGCCGCTTGGCGATGTTTACCTGCGTCTGGGTTAACGTGATCTTTTTAGATCCCGTACTGCGTGTCGCAGGCGCAACCACGCTAGCTTTCGCACGACTTGGTTTTTCAACCTTGTCGGAATCATCCGGAGAAGTACCAAACGCATCCGGAAAGACTTGTCGCATACGAG